TCCTTGACGCGGGCGAGGCTGCGCTGTACGGGTATTTTTGCGGCGCGTCCTGCCACGTAGTAGAGGAGTGGCACGCCGTTCTTGTCGGCGAGGTTGTCCACGACGGCGATGCGGTTTTTGCCGAAGGTCTTGACGTCGATGGAGTCAAGGCTGGGGTAGTCGGTGGCGAGCGAGACGATGAACGTCACGGGGGCGTAGAGGGTTTCCGCGCTCCATTCGCCTGCGTTCTGCAAGTCGGTGAGGGTTTGCTCGGATGCAACGTTGGGAACGGCAACGAGGCAGATGTCGCCGTTGTACTTCGTGAGGAGTTCCTTGATGTTGGCTTCCGAGGCTGCCGCGCCCGACACAATCAGGCGGCTCTTGCCGTTGACCTCGTTGTAGAAAGCCTTAACTGCGGCGACGTCGGTGTTGCTGTTTTTGGACAGGAAGTCGTCGTATGTCAGGGCGTCCACCTCCACAGAGTCGTCGAGGTCGGGGAGCACCATCAGCGTCACGCCGTCTTCGATGGGGTCCGCGCCGCCGATGCCGCCGTTCTTGAAGTCGATTTTTACGTATGGTAATGCCATTGTTTGGGAGTTTTAAGGGTTAGGGGATGTGGCAGTTGGCTGTTTGTACGACGCCAGCTGTTTTTCGAGTTTCTGCAATGTCTGCGAGAAACGGTTGAAGGCTGTGGAGTTCTGCTCGATGGCGGCGGTGAGCTTGACGTGCGCCTCTTGCAGGAACTGGATGTACTGGTCGCGGAGCTTGGTGTTGGCCTCCTCACGCCTGCGGATGTCGGCGAGAACGCTTTTTGCGCCGAACCATACAGCCATGAAGAGTATCACGCTCACCGCTACGGGGTACGCCAACGACTGAAATATGCCTACAAACTCTGTTTCCATGGTGTGTTGCTTTTTTGAAAAGGAGCCGCCGGGCATGGCGGCTGCCTTGACAGGTTGGTGTTGCGGTTGTTTTTGTGGGTGGTCGATTGTTATTCGCTCGTTACCTTGAAGATGCCCGCGCCATCGCTCCTGATTGGTGCGCCGCCGGCGAGCATCGTCGCAGAGATGAGGTCGGCGAAGTAGTCGGCGCGGCGGGTGTCTTCGATGATCTCCACGTCGCCGTGTGCTACCGACACGCAGTCCTGGTGCCAGGCGAAGGCTGTCGTCTTGTTGCTTGCGGCGGTGTCGATGGTGGAGCGCATGTAGAAGTCGAATCCGAAGAGCCGACCCACAGTGCCCTTGGCGGCGTCTGCCGACTGAGAGAACGCAAACTGCTCCGCGTCCGTGAGGTCGTCGAGGAGGTCGTTGTAGATGGTGGGCAGGAGGATGATGCAGCGACCTTCCTGCGGCAGGTCGAGGTCGTCGAAGGCGGTCTTGATGGTGGCGAGGGTCGATTTTGAGAACGTGGCGGCGACGGCCTTCTGTGTGTTGGCGGTGCAGCCTGCCACCCATGCGGAGAGTACGTCGGTGTGGATTTTCTCCGTGATTGCCTTCCTTACGCCTGCTATGACGCTGTTGCGCTTGTCGTAGGAGAGCTGCACGTCGTCGATGTTACCTACGCGGACAGGGCCGATCTCGTACTTGTGCATGTCGTAGTTGAGGTCGGTGTCGGTGCGGGACGACACGGCGACGGGGTAGGTGGTGTTGTCCTTGGTGACGGGCGGGAGTGCGCCCGCGTTGGGGACGTGGATGGTCTTGCCGTCGGCGAATGCGCTGTGGTTGACGCTCCTGCCGGCGAAGCTGTCGTCTTTGAAAAGCTTCTCCAACAGGGTGGGAAGCCAGATTTCTTTCTGTATTGCCATGGTTTCAGTGATGAGTTGGTGAATGATTGATTGAAAGTTGGGTTAGGCGTTGCGCCAGTCGGAGTGGAACTTCTCCTTGTAGAGGCGGTTGAACTCGGCGAAGTTGGTGTCCTTGAGTTCCTTCAGTGCGCCGGGGATTTTGTCGAGGTCGTCCCACGTCTTTGAGGTGGAGCCGCCTTTCGACACCATCGACGAGAGCGTCACCTGCGGTGAGGGCGGCGCAGGCTCGACGGACTTGATTGCGCCCACAATCTTTACTGTGCGCTCCTTGTCGGCGAGGTACATCGCCTTGATGTCGGCTTTGAGCTCCGTGGGGAGCTTGCCGTCCTGGACGGTCTTTTCGGCGAAGGTCTCCGCCTCGTGGTAGTCTCGCTCGGCGAGTTCGTTGCGCAGGGTGTCGATGGCGGCGTTGAGCTCCGCTATCTTGGCGTCCCTCTCGGCGAGCTGCGTCCGCAAGGCCTCTGTGTCCTCTGTGCCTATCTGTGCACTCTGTTTTTTTTCGTTTGTTTCCATTGCGTAAAAGAGTTTGTTAAATTCGTTGATTGTAAGTTCTTTCCGGGTGTCCTCGCCGTCATATACGACGACAATGGCGTTTTCGTCGGCGGGTATCGGCACTATGGAAGCCTCGATGAGGACGCTGCTCGTTGCGGTCTCTATGCCTCCGTTTTTGGTGATGTCCTTGATGACGAGACCCATCGAGCATCCCCGGATGAATCCGTCCTCCACCTTGCGGGCGATTTCGGCGGCAAATGGGTCGTCCCTGTCGAACACCGGCACCGCAGTCAACCTTCCGTCCTCGATGTCCCAGTTTTCCCACCTGCCTATCACCCTCTCGGGGTCGTGGTTGTAGAGCATCACCGGGTTCTTGGAGAATCTGCCGAGGTCGATGCCTTCCACCTCGGTGCGGAACCCGTAGCTGTTGACAGTCGCGCTGTCGCATAATACTATTCTCATTGCTTTGCGGTTTTTGTTGGTCATTTGCTGGCGCGTCCCTTGTTGACCTGCTCGGTGATGAACTTGTCCTGGAGCGACGCCTGCAATTGCAGGAACTGCGGCGTCACATTGTCGTCGTACTGCATACGGCTCTCGCACCAATGGTTGAAGTTGCGGAAAGTCTCGATGTTGTCCACGACGGTGGATTTCTTGTCGAGTTTCTCGATGCTGTTGGCAAGTTTCTCGATCTGCGCGATGATCTTCGCGGTGTCGTGGATGTCCAGGTCCTCCACCGTATATACCTGCTCCAAAATTTTGGAGATCAACGCCAGTATCTTGTTTACTATCTCGGGGCGCGTGATGTTCATCGCGGCTCGCTTGGTGTCCCAGCCGCCGTCCTTGACCCATTTGCCCACGGTGTTCTGCGAGATGTTCAGCTTCTCCGCTATCACCTTCTGCTGCTCGCCCTGCATGTAGTAGAGCCGCGCAAGTTCCTGTGTGTGCTGTTTGTTGTCCATTGTTTCAATTCATAATTCACAATGCATAATGCATAATTGGCGTCTGCCTGAAAAAAAGCGGCGGGGCTATCTGCGACTTTTACCTGCGTCCCGTCCCGCCGCACCCAGGCTTTTGTTTTGAACGCGATGCAAAATTGGGCTTTTAAAAACACCCACGCCAAAACTTTACTCAAAATGAGCGCGTTTTTTAAGGATTTGCCCTTTATGCGCCAATTTTGCAGCGTCAACCAATACAACAAGACCATGTACATAAGCATTGCAGAATTGAAGTCGGTACTCTACGAGTACCAAGTGGACCAGATAACGGAGTCGGACACAGACATCGCAACGGAGGCCATACAGGCGGCGGAGCTCCTTGTGCAGGGCTACCTCGACAGCGCCAACAAGAGGCGCGAGACGGCGGGTCTCTCCAAACAGCAGTACCGCGCCTGGCGGCTCTATGACATCCCTGCGATGTTCGACAAGACCGGCTCGGAGCGCAACAGCCTCCTGATGCGCATCATCAAGCGCATAGCCGCATACAACATCATAGAGCTCTCCTGCCCCGACGTGCTGTCGGAGCGTGTCCAAAATATGTATGACGGCACGATAGAGCTCCTCGAAAAGATAGCGGGCGAGGGCGACTACGCCAAGAGCCGTTTCGTGATACCCGACGCCGACTATGTGGACGAGGGCGGCGACATCGGCGACACCGACCCGCTCGCAACGCCTTTCCGAATGGTGAGCCGTCGCAAATTCAGGCACGAGCCGGTGTAACAGACAAATAACAGAAGTAATAGAAGTTACTGAAATGACGGAGACTTCAATCACTTCAATTACTTCAATCACTTCAATTACTTGATTATGAAAAACCTCACATCCCAGATAGCCAAGCGGTACGCATACCGCACACGGAAGGACATAGAAGACTGGCGGCAGGCTCTCGCCGCCAACGACAGCGACTACTGCCCGCGCACATACCTCCTCCAAGACCTCTACGACAACGTGACGGACGACGCGCTCCTCACATCGCAGATACAGAACCGCCAAGAACCAGTGATGTCGCGCCGGTACGAACTTGTGGACGCCGGCGGCAACGTCAACGAGAAGGCGACTGCCACGTTGCAGGGGCTGCCTTTCGTACAAGACCTGATAAAGGCGATGCTCGACAGCGAACTCTACGGCTACACGCTTCTCGAACTCGTCCCGGAGCGCGCCGGCTCGGTGTCCCTGTCCGTAATCCCAAGGCAGAACGTGGTGCCGGTGGAGGGCAGGTTCTACCCCGACATATACGGCAACTCATTCGTGCAGTACAGGGACATCCGCGAGTATGGACGCACCATCCTCGAATTTTACAGCGGACACCGTGGCTTGCTCAATAAGACCGTGCCGCACGTCCTTTTCAAGAAGTTTGCCCAGTCGTGCTGGTCGGAGCTGTGCGAGATATACGGCATCCCGCCGCGTTTCTTGAAGACCGACACCCAGGACCCCGAAATGCTCGCCCGCGCCGAGCAGCTGCTCAAAGAGATGGGCAGCGCGGCGGCGATGGTAATCGACAGCAACGAGGAGCTCAACTTCGCGACAGGCGTCTCCACTTCGGGCGAGGTCTATCAAAACCTCATCAACCTCTGCAACAACGAGATTTCGATGGTGATTTCGGGCGCGATAATCGGACAGGACACCGCCCACGGCAACTACTCCAAGGAGCAGGCCAACCAGGACATCCAGCAGCGGCTCATAGAGAGCGACAGCCGGATGGTGGAGGCATACTTCAACACCATCGTGCTGCCCGCGCTGAGCCACATCGGAGCCGTCGCCGCCGACAATCTGAGGTTCAGGTTCTGCGCCTCGGAAGACCTCGCCGACCTCTGGGACAAGACCGTCGCCGTGATGCCATACTACGACATCGACCCAAAGTGGATAAAGGAGAAGTTTGGCGTGGAGGTGACGGCAAAAAGGGCTGACAATCCACAGCTGGCAATTGGCAGCTCCCCCGACAGTTTTTTCCTCTGATGGGGTCAAGTTCCCCCCGGTATTATAAGAACTTGAACGCCGCGCTCGATGCGCTGTATGAAGCGGACAGGGCAAACCTCATCCACATTGACTTCGACGACGACTTCAACGACGACTATTACTACAACGCCGCCAACGAAATCGCCAGGCAGGGCGGCTACACCCCGGAGTTCCTGACCACCCCCGAAGGTTCTGCCCTCGTCAGCGAAACTTTCCGCGTCCTCGACAAGGCGGTGGACAAGGCTCTCCAAGAGCAGCCCGACCCCGCAGTGGCGGCGGCTCTCCGCGAAAACGCCTTCATGTTCTCAGGCTTCAAGACACACGCCGAACTGGAGCAGGTATCGAAGATGCTCACCGACGACAAGGGCAACATCCGACCCTTCAACGAGTTTCTGAAAGACGTGGAAGCCCTCAACGACGAGTACAACCACCGCTACCTCCGCACAGAGTACAACCAGGCGCTCCAAGCCGCGCAGATGGCTGCCAAATGGGCGGACTTCGAGCGCAACAAGGATTTCATAAACCTCCAATACCGCACCGCCAACGACGAGCGCGTCCGTGCGTCGCACCGCATACTCCACGGCACCACGCTGCC